CTGCCGCGTGAGTTTGAATTGACGGTTGAACTCGACGTGCTTTGCGACGCCTTTGCTGAACCCCTGGTGCGATTGTTTTTCCGGTTTCATCGGTTAGAATTTGAGTTTGGCCTGGGCGCGTTCGTGCTCGGTCAGATGAGTGAGCAGCACCACCGATTGCGTGCCCAGCTCGCCGGGCGGCAGCGCCGCGATGACATCGGTGAGGATGCGCTTGCGGGCGCTGATGGAATCGGGAAGGGTGGCCAAGGCGTGCTTGGCGAGATTTTCAATGTGTTTTTGTTTCATGTTTGGCGAAATGTTCCGCGATCTTCAGGGCGGCGAGCGGGCACAGTGAGGGATTGCGCCAGGCGTCGTAAGCAGTCTGCCGGGCGATGCCGAGTTCACGGCAGAGCGCCGAGACATTCGTGCCGAACTGCCAGCACGTTTGTTTCAGACTTTTTTTGTTGCTATTCGAGCGAGCTGACATACTGTTGCCTTTGTAAGGTGACAATACGTCAGGTGATATTACACCGTCAAGCGTTTTGTAAGATTATTTTACATTTATTTTGTGGACCCGTTTAAGCAGGAATTTATCGCGCTGTTCGAGTTGAGCGGCTGGTCGCAGGCCGAGGCCGCGCGCCAGTTGCATCTCACGCGCGGCGGCGTGAACGGCATCATCACCGGCAAGGCCAGCGTGAGCGCCAGCACCGTGGAGCTGCTGCGCCTCAAGGTGGCCTTGCTGGGCAAGCCGCTGGATACGGCAATGCAGATGCGCGACAGCGTTCCACGTTGCCCTGATCCCGCCAGCACCGATCTGGACTGGTTGAAACGCAATGACCCCAAAAGCTACGAGTCGGCCAAGGTCGTGATCCACTCGCTCCGGGAAAGTTCCGTGAAGGGAGTCAGTTCAACCGTAGCTTCCGCGGCGGTAGCCAGCCAAGGCGCGGCTTCGCTCGCGGCGCGGCTGCCGCATCCAAAATCGCCGCGGAAACCAGCAGTTGCCGCGCCCAGCGATAATAGACTGAAGCCAAAGCGCGGCGCTGGCCGGCAGTCAAATTTCCAGCCTGCAACTCCAAAGCAGGCTCCATCCTGACCCTCGATGACCTTTTCATGTGGCCAGGTTTACGCCGGGGGGTCAGACAAAAGCTGTCCTTGTGAACAAGTTTCCAAATTGGCGGCGCCGCCAATTTGACAATCAGATTTAGAGATTATGAAATTCAAATCCTTCTTCGCTTTGGCGGCCTTGGCCTTGATGCTGGGCTGCGGCACTCCGAGCCTGAACACTCCCAGCGGCACCAATGAAGTGACGATTGCCGCACCCGTAAAGCTCGTGCGACAAGAGCTGGCGGCAGAGATCGCGAACCGAGGCTACTCCATTGTGAGAGCGGATGATTTCACCATTGAGGCCAGCCAGGATGCCGGCATGGCCGCAGCCGTGTTCTTGGCCACGCCCGCGAACCCGACCGCACAAAAGCTGGCGCGATTCAACATCATGGAAACCCCGCAAGGCGTCCGTGTAATCCTGCGGAACTACATCATCGCGGGCGGTGTTGACCGGGGCGAAGTGACCGGCGGACGCGACCGGGCGCAGGCGTTTTTGGAATCCATCAAGGCCCGGTTGGAGCATTGAAGCCCTAGTTCAAATTGGCGGCGCCGCCAATTTGACAATCAGATTTAGACACGTTATGCCCGATTGGATTATCATTCTCGGCCTGATTCCCGGCACGGTCATCGGCTGGTGCATCCTCATTTGCATCTTTAGAACCAGATGAATCGCGCACTTTGAAGCCTGCCACCCCGCTCCAGCGGGGTTTTTTGTTGTCGCAATCCGTCTCTAACTTTAATGCGGCAAACGCGACAGCAGCGGCGCGCGGGCGCGACGAGTTTCTTTGATTCTGCAAAAGTGGGCGCGTGTTGAGGACCAAACCGAACCACCTGTCAACCAGCCAGTCCGCCGCCAATGTCGCCGCCGAGTCCTCGCGGCGGGAAGGCGGTCGCTTCATCTTCACCGGCCTCGGTGGGCTGCTGGGGCTGACCCTCTTGACTGGCTGCCTCGACACCAAGGTCACACTGGCCAACGGCGCCACGCTGGAACGCCGCGCATTCCTGAACAAAACCGCCTTTGGCCGCGTGGAGTTCCACAGCGGCACCAACTCCGCGGTGCTCGAAAACTACGCCAGCGACCAGATGACCGGTGCGGCGCAGATCGCCCGCGAGGCGTTGCGCGGCGCGGTGGAAGGGATGAAAGGAACGCCATGAATCCCGCCACCGACACCAAACTGTTCTTCGCGGAAGGCTACCGCTATCAGGTCTACAAGGATTTCACCATCCAGACCAAGATGACCGGCTACAGCGTGGAGCACCCGTTCTTTTCGCTGCGGCCGGACGGGCTGCTCATCATCCGCCGCGGTTATGCGTGGGACGGCGCCAGCGGCCTGCTCACCATCCAGACGCAGAGCAACAAGCGCAGCAGCCTCGTGCATGATGTCTTCTACCAGATGCTGCGCGGCGGGCTGTTGCCGCACGATCCTTGCTTCCACCTGGCGAACGAGGAACTGCGCCGCATCAGCATCGAGGACGGCATGTTCAAGTTCCGCGCCAATTACTTTTTCGCCGCCGTCGAAAAGTTCGGCGACGCCTACGCCGCCGTGCAGCCGGACAAAGTTTTCACCGCGCCAAAATGAAGAAATACCTCATTCAAATGATCCGCTGGTGGTTCGGATGGCGCATCCGCCGCGTGACGCTCCGGGCGGCGGCGCAGCGGGCGCAGTTAGCCGCCGTCCTCGCGCCGACCTGGGCGCACCGCAAGAACATTTACCAGCTCGGCAAGCTGGCGCGGCGCGGGCAGGCCGCCGCCGCGCGCGAACACCAGCGCCGCCTCATCCTCGGGAGATTCCGCAACGCATGAAGCCTTTTTTTGCCCAAGTTCCCGAAGTTCCGTGGAGCGCCACCGGTTCGTGGATGGTCGGCCTCATCGGCGTGCTCGGCGTGGTATATCTCGGCCTCGGCGTGTGGTCGCAGATCAAGAAGCTGTTTGGCCAGACGCCGCCCATGCACGAGGCGCTGGAACAGCGCGACAAGGCGCTGCGCAAAATGATTTTCGCCAGCGAAGCCGCGATGAAGGAACGCATCCAGAACGAGCGCGAGCGCATTGATGTGCTCGAACAGCGCTATCTGGAAATGCAGATCGACCGCGAGCGGAAGTGGGCGACGCTCCAAAAATCCATCAGCGAACTGGCCGAGATGGTGGCCTTCATCCGTGGCACGCTCAAAGAAAAATGAAACGCCAAGACCAAATCCGCAAGGAAATCCTGATGCAGCTCTACGCGCTGCGGCCCATCGCCGTGAGCGCCGCCCGCATCCAGCGCGACGCCCGCAAAGCGGACTACGATTACAGCGTGGAGGAAGTGGAACGCGAATGTGCGTTCCTCGCCGACACCGGCCTCATCGTCAGCGGCGGCAGCACGGCGACGACAGAGAAACTTTACCGCATCCACGCGCTCGGAGTGACGCACTACGAGCAGAACCTCGCAAAATAATGGCTGTCGCAACCAAATCTTTTGCCGGCGGCACGGCTATCACCGCCGTCCCCAGCGGGCGCAACCCCATCGGCCTGATCGTGTTCGCCTACGTGCTGAACGGCGCGAGCGTGGCCGTGACGCGCCCGGCCATCGTCACCGCCTGGGTTCACAGCTTGCCGGACAGTATTGACGCGCAGGTCTTCATGAACGGCACGGACACCGACGGCGACGCGCTGGAGAACGTCGTCTGGGCCAAGGGCCTGACCTATGACGAAGCCGCGAGCGCGACGGGCACGTGGCGCTGGCCCGGTCAAATTCCCGCCCAAGTCCCCGCCGCTAACGCCGCACCATGAGCCACCGCCGCACAGGAAAAATCGCCAGACTGCCCAAAGCAATGCGGGACGTCGTGAACCTGATGCTCCGCGACGGCGCGACGAGTGCGGCCATCATCAAGGCGCTGGAACAGGCCAAGGGCAACGGCGCCACGGCGGCGGACGGCCTGCCCATCGAAATCCCGAACGAGCAGAACATCACCAACTGGAAGGATGGCGGCTACCAGGACTGGCTGGAAGAACAGCAGCGGCTCGACGACATGAAGTTCAAGCGCGAGATGGCGCTGGAAATTGTCCGGCAGAACGAGGGCAGCAAGATCCATGAAGCCGCGTTGCAACTCGCCAGCAGCCAGCTTTACGAAGTCATCAGCGAGTTCGATCTCGCGAGCCTCAAGGACCTGCTGCAGGAAAAGCCCGAGAACTTCGCCGACCTGGTGAACAGCCTGGCGAAACTGAGCAAGGGCGCGCTGGACATCGAGAAGTTCAAGGAACACGTGGCGGAATCCAAGCGCCGCATCGAGGCGGTGATCAAGGAAGGCCGCACCGATGGCGGGTTCTCCGCCGAGACCATCGAGAAAATCGAACGCGAATTGAAACTACTGTGAGCGAAAAATACTTCATGCGCTATCAGGCCGACGTCATCCAAGACGCCAGCCCGCTGGTCATCGTGGAGAAAGGCCGGCAGATCGGCCTTTCCTACGCGGTCAGCTACAAGGCCGTGAAGCTCGCCGGGAACAAGACCGCGAAGCTCGACGTGTGGGTGATGAGCCGCGACGAGATTCAGGCCAAGCAATTCCTGCTCTACTGCAAGCGCTGGGCGCGCGTGGTGAACTTCGCGTGCGAAGACCTGGGCGAACAGGTGATTGACGCGGGCAAGGCCATCAGCGCGCAAGTCCTCAAATTCGCCAACGGCATCTGCATCTACTGCCTCAGCTCCAATCCCGACGCCATCGTGGGCAAGAGCGGCCATGTGATCCTGGATGAGTTCGCGCTGCACAAGGACCAGCGCCTGCTCTACACGCTCGCCAAGCCGGTGACGACCTGGGGCGGAACGCTCACCATCATCAGCACGCATCGCGGCGTGGGCACGGTGTTCAACGACATCCTCCGCGACATCAAGGAACGCGGCAACCCGATGGGCTGGTCGCGGCACACCATCCCGATCCAGACGGCCGTTGACCAGGGCATCGTGGAAAAAATCAACGCCGCGACCGGCGCGCACGAGTCCCGCACCGAATGGCTCGCCCGCGTGCGGCGCGAGTGCATTGATGAGGAAAGCTGGTTGCAGGAGTATTGCTGCATCCCGGCCGACGAGGGCAGCGCGTTCATCAGCTACGAGCTGATCAACAAGTGCGAAGACGACCACGCCTGGCAGCCGCTCGACTATTTGCAGGACGCCAAGAACCCGCTTTACCTCGGCTTCGACGTGGCGCGTAAAGGCGACCTCTCGGTGATCGACATCGAGGAGAAGGTCGGCGACGTGCTCTGGGAACGGCATCGCATCGAGATGCGCGGCATCACCTACGCCGAGCAGCGCACGCGCCTGTATCAGTTGCTGCGCCTGCCCCAGGTGCGGCGCTGCTGCATTGACGCCACCGGCCTGGGCAACCAGCTCGCCGAGGAAGCCAAGAAGGAGTTTTCGTGGAAGGTGGAAGCCATCCTGTTCACGCAGCAGAGCAAGAGCGACCTCGCCTATCCGCTCCGCGCCATGCACGAGGATTCCAAGCTGCGGTATCGGCGCGATGAGAAACTCCGCAGCGATCTGCGCGGGATCAAAAAAGAAATCACCGTGGGCGGCAACGAACGCTTCCAGGGCGAGAGCGTGGATTCCCACTGCGACCGGTTCTGGGCCAAGGCGCTCGCCGTGTGCGCCGCCGCCGTCAAACAAGAGATCGGAGCACTCGTAGGCTAACGCATGAAACTTTCCCTCAACATCGGCAGTCGTGAGTTCAGCTTCGGCATCGGCAAGAGCGCCAGCACGATCGCGTGGCAGCGCGGCGATGACGTGAGCGAAGGCGGCGCGACGATGCAGAACGGCTATCAGCAGAGCGTCTGGGTGTATTCGTGCGTCTCGGCGCTCGCCGAACAGATCGCGCAGATTCCGTTCCGGTTCTCCCGCGTGGACGCTGCGCCGGCCAAGGCCCGCACCGGCAAGTGGCGCAAGCGCGCGCTCGGCGAGGACATGGTGGAAAGCGGGCCCGTGGTGGACCTCTTTGCGCGGCCGCATCCGCAGCTCACGCGGTTTCAATTCTGGGAACTCGCCGTCTCCTGGCTTCAACTGCGCGGCGAACTGTTCTGCGTGCCCGTGGAAGATGGCCGCAACGTCACGCGCCTCATCATCCTCTCGCCGGATCAGTTCCGGGAAGAGGTCCGCGCGAACGTCCTGCTCGGCTGGCATTACACCGGGTTCAGCAACGCGCCGCTGGACACGCAGGTGTTCCTGCCCGAGGAGCTGGTCGCGGACCGGCTCGCTAATCCCTACAACTTCTGGCGCGGCATGTCCCCGCTCGATGTCGCCCGGCTCGCGGCGCAGACGGATTACGCCAGCGCGCAATTCCAAAAGGGTCTCATGCTGAACAACGCCGACACCGGCGTGATCGTCCACACCGATCAGCAGGCGAGCGAGGAACAGCAGAAGTCCATCATGGCCGCGCTGCTCGCGCGCAAGCGCAAGGCCGGCACGGCGGACCGCCCGCTGTTCCTGTTCGGCGGCGCGAAGGTGGAGAAGCCCACGCTCTCGGCCACGGACATGCAGTTCCTGGAAAACCGCAAGTTCAATAGGCAGGAAATCTGCGCGGTGTTCAAAGTGCCGCAGGAAGTGCTCGGCTTCACCGAAGACGCGAACCGCAGCGTGGGCGAATCCGCCCGGCTCAACTTCATCGAGAACCGCGTCGCGCCGCTGTGCGAACGGTTGGAAGCCGCGTTCGAGCCGCTCATCAAACGCCTCGACCCCGGTCTCTACGGATGGTTCGACCTGGAATCGCTGCCCATCATGCAATCCGCCCGCCGCGCCCGCTACACCAGCGCGCAGGCCGCGTTCAGCATGGGCGTGCCGGTTGATGACTGCTCGGAGATCTTCGACCTCGGCTTGCCCAACGATCTCCCGCACGCCGGCAAGAGCTTCCTGCCGTTCAGCCTGCAGGAAGTTGGCGCGGTCGCACCCGAACCCACCACGCCGCCGCCCGCCGAGCCGCAGCAAAACATCCTCGATCGCGCGGACAGTTTGATTCGTGCGCTCGCGGCTCCCCAATCGGCAATCGCCAATCGCCAATCGGCACTGCCGCACGTGTGCGCGGCCAACCCCGAGTTCGAGGCCAGCATCGCCGGCAGCATCAAGGCCAAGACGGGCGTGCTGAAAAAGTTTTTCTTCGAGCAGCGCGGCCGCGTGCTCGCCGCGCTCGCCCAGGAAGTTCCCCAAAAAGCGCAGGGCCGCAGCCTGGGCGACATCTTCGACAAGGCCAAGGAAGACGCCGCGCTCATCGGCAAGATGAAAGCCCGGCTCATCGCGGACCTGCAATTCGGCGGGGCGCAACTGTTCAAGGAGATCGGCCTGGGCGACTTCAACCTCAAGCCCACCGCGGCCACCGCGTTCCTCTCCCTGCGCGAGCCGAAGCTCAAGGACATCAACGCCACCACGCAGGACAAGATCATCGCCGCCGTAAGCGAGGGGCTCAATGCCGGCGAAGGCTACAACGAAGTGGCCGACCGCGTGAAGGCCATCTACAACCTGAGCGACGCCCGCGCCGGAGTCATCGCCCTCACCGAAACGAACACCGCCGTGAACGCCGGCCGCTACGGCGCGATGGCCGATGCCGGCGTGCAGCGTAAAGGCTGGCAGACCTCGAATCTCGAAAACACCCGGCAGAGCCACCTGGAGAACCAAACCCTCAGCCAGACGAACAACGGCATCCTGCTCGATGCGCAGTGGCCGAACGGCTGCCTGTTCCCCGGCGACCCCGAGGGCGACCCCGGCGAGACGATCAACTGCCGCTGCTTCGGTTACGCCGTCATCGGCAAGAGCGCCACGCCGCCCACCCGGCTGCTGCGCTACGAGGAATTCATCGCCACCAAGGAGGCCAAGGGATGAACGCACTACGATTCGATTTAAGCGCGCCGGGTGACCGCTGCAGTCGCGAGTTCAGCCGGCTTGCATCGCCTCTGCAAGGCGGCAAGGGCGCGTTGCAATGCCCAATTTTGAACCGCAACCACCAGATCTAAAACCTATGCCCAACATCACCCAATCAGATTTAGAGAAAGTCCGTGCCGGACTGGCCACCGAGTTCGGCGACCGGTGCGTGCAACTGGCTGGCGGGAACTACGGCCTGCGCGGCGGCTTGAACGTGAAGATCGAAGTGCCCGGCGACCAGGGCAAGCTGCCCATCGTGGACTTCACCGCCAGCGATGAGACGCTGGACCGTTATGATGAGGTGGTCACCGCCGCCGGCTGGCAGCTCGGCAACTACAAGAAGAACCCCGTGTTCCAGAACTCGCACAAATACGGCGACGTGATGTTCACGCTCGGCAAGGCGCTCATCACCGAGGTGCGCGGCACGGCGCTCTTCCAGCGCATCCTCTTCGCGGTGGACATCAACCCCATCGCCAAGATCGCCTACGACATGTATCGGCAGAAGTTTTTGAATGCGGTGAGCGTGGGCTTCATCCCCATCCGCTGGGAGACCGGCAGCGACCAGTCCGCCTACCGCCGGAAATATCTTGAGCAGGAACTGCTCGAACTCTCGGCCGTGAGCATCCCCGCGAACCCGAACGCCCTGGCGAACGCCATGAAGGCCGGCGCGGTGGACAAGGCCGACGTCCGCGAACTGGCGGACTTCCTGAAAAAGTTTTGTGGCAATGAAGCGGAAACCGAACCCAACGCGAGCGCCTCGGGGTCCGGTAATCACGAGGCGCGGTTGCTGCAATTATTCGCCCGCGACGTAACTCAGATTCTGAAACGCGCGTAACCAACCGGCTGTGGCAGGCCAAACCGAAAGCAAATCATTATGAAAAACTTCGCAAAATATTCGCTGGCGCTGCTGGCGACGTTTGTCGGCTTCATGTCCTTGGGCGTGATGTCCGTCCCCGCAGGCATCACCTGCATCGCCCTCACCCAGCTCGCCGCGTTCGCGGTGGCCGCGCCGTGCGGCGCGCTGTTCAACGCGCTCATCACGCCGGAACAGGTCAAGGAATTCAGCGATGCCCTCGCCGAACTCAAAGGCTATAAGGACCTGTTTCCCCAGGTGAAAGACCTCGGCACCGCCGAAGGTGGCTTCGCCGCCATCAAAGGTCTGCCGGCCCTGCTGAAAATCGTCCAAGACGAGCAGAAGAAATCCGCCGAGACCCTGAAGGAAGTCCAGAAGATGCTGCTCAAGCGCGGCCAGAGTTCCGCCGTCGCCCGGCGCGGCGCGGTCAGCGATGATTGCGCGCGGCACCTCGGCGCGGTCGTCATGCTCGCCGGTATTCGCGGCGGTCAGATCACCGGGGGCGAGAAGGCGAACGCGGAAGCGATGTTCAAGGAAATCACCGGCATCGAAGCCAAGACGGCCATCACCAGCAGCGACATGCCGTTGCCCACCGGCTACAGCGGCGAAGTCGTGGAACTCGTCTCGCAATGGGGCGCGGCCCGGCAGTATGCGACCGTGTTCCCGCTCGGCACCGGCACGATCAAACTGCCCAAGCTCACCACGGACACCACGTTCGGCCTCATCGCCGGCAGCGGCACGGTTACGGAGAAGTCCCCGCAATACGGCTGGGTGACGTTCACCGCCGAGAAGTTCGGCGGCCTCGTGCGCCTGCCCTCCGAGATTGTCGAGGACAGCATCGTCAACATCGGCCAGTTCCTCGCCCGCTACGTCGCCCGCCAGTTGGCCTACGTGGAAGATTACCAGGTGTTCCGCAGCAGCGGCGCGGGCTCGGGCCTCAACGGCACTGCCGAAGGTCTGTGCACCAGCACCATCACGGATAGCAAGGTCACGCAGATGGCCAGCACCAAGACCAAATACAGCGACGCCACCCTCGCGAACTTCCGCACGCTGCGCAGCGTG